ATGATGAGATAGATCGCAGAATGCAGGAACTCTTTCCAAAGAAGTTTTCTGGGTCTGCGCAACAAACAACCAGAGCCAGCCGGCCCGTGCAAACGGTTGCCTCTGCTACCCGATCATCGGGAGTTAATAATTCAGCGCGCCGGTCAATCAGGCTAAGTCCTAGTGAAGTTGCGATGGCAAAAAAACTAGGGGTACCGCTTGAAAAATACGCCCAATACGTGAAGAGGTAATAACCATGAGCGATAACGACTTTGTTGTACCAAAATTAAATCGCAGTACTCGCGGAACTGAAACCCGAGAAGTTACTGCGCGTCGCAAGCCTTGGGCACCACCATCACGACTCGATGCTCCTCCCGCCCCAGCAGGCTATAAGCACCGCTGGATTAGACGAGAAGCCGGTGGAGTGGATGACAGAATGAATATCTCCTCAAAAATGAGAGAAGGCTACGAGTTAGTGCGCGCCGACGAATACCCTGAATTTTCGGGGCAGGGCTTGGATGACGGACGACACGCGGGCGTGATCTCTGTAGGCGATGTGGTTCTGGCACGAATTCCCGAGGAAACAGCAGACGAGCGACGGGCGTTTTATAAGAGCCGTACACACGATCAAATCAAGGCTGCAGACAACGACCTGTTGAAGAGCAACGCGCATTCAAGCATGCGTATCTCGGCGCCAGAGCGGCAGTCAAAAGTAAGCGTCGGCGGATCTCGATCCTCCGAATAACCTATATTTAAAGGAACTTTCACTATGGCAAACGTAGACAAAGCATTTGGCCTGCGCCCGCTTGGTAACTTGTCCGCCACTGGAGCTCAGAAGCAGTTCGCTTATGAGATCAACGACAACCAGTCTGGCGCAATTTATCAAGGGGATTTGGTCACACTCTCTAGCGGTTATGTCGTAAAGTACGATTCCACGCTGCACACTGTAGCGTTGGGCGTATTCAACGGCTGTAACTACATTGATCCTACAAGCGGCAAGCCCACTTGGAAGAACTACTACCCGGGTTCGGTTAACATCACTACCGGCGTTATCAGCGCAGAAGTGGTAGACGATCCCAGTCAGTTGTTCCTGATTCAGGCGGATGAAGACGTTGTGCAGGCAGATATCGGCTTGAACGCTAACATCGCCTACACTGCAGGCAGCAGCACCACAGGTCTGTCTGGCACTGAGCTAGACTCATCTACCATCGCCAACACTTCAACGCTGGTGTTGAAGGTTGTGGGCTTCTATAACAGTCCCAGCAACGAACGTGCTACAAATCACGTTGATGTTGTGGTTAAAATTAACGCACACATGTATGGCAGCGCTGGCGTTGCTAATACTGCGCCATAATAGGAGCTAACTCATGGCTATTTCTCGTTCCCAATTAGTCGCCGAACTTGAGCCGGGTCTTAACGCTCTGTTCGGTATGGAGTACGACAACTACGAAAATGAGCACACGGAGATTTATTCAATTGAATCTTCTGACCGCGCATTTGAAGAAGAAGTTATGCTCTCCGGTTTTGGCGAAGCACCCGTGAAGTCTGAAGGCGCAGGTGTCGAGTACGACAACGCGCAAGAAGTCTACACCGCTCGCTACACCCATGAAACTATTGCTCTGGCGTTCAGCCTGACCGAAGAAGCCGTAGAAGACAACCTCTACGACCGTCTGTCAGTGCGTTACACCAAGGCACTGGCTCGCTCAATGGCGCAGACCAAGCAGATCAAAGCTGCGGCCATCCTGAACGGTGCATTCACCACCTCAATCGGTGGCGACGGCGTTGCGCTTTGCTCAACAGATCACCCCACGCTGAGTGGTCCAAATCTGCGTAACGAGCTGTCTGTATCTGCAGACCTCTCTGAAACCTCACTGGAGCAGGCGCTGATCGACATCGCTGCCTTCACTGATGAGCGTGGTTTGAAGATCGCGATTCAGGGTCTGAAGCTGATCATCCCGAAAGAGCTGCAGTTCACTGCTGACCGTATCATGAAGTCAACCCTGCGCGTAGGCACAGCGGATAACGACATTAACGCGATCCGCAACATGGGCATGGTTCCGCAGGGCTACACTGTTAACCACTTCCTCGTTGATCCAGATGCGTTCTTCATCAAGACCGATGCGCCTAACGGCATGAAGATGTTCAACCGTGCTGCGATCAAAACCGGCTTTGAAGGTGACTTCGATACTGGTAACGTTAGGTACAAAGCGCGGGAGAGATACTCGTTTGGATTTTCTGATCCTCGCGGAATATTCGGCTCACCCGGTACTCCGTAAGCAAAATCAACGACTTACGTCGTTACTAAGGGCCCTTCGGGGCCCTTTTTTATTGTAATGGTAAAATAGCGATACAAGGCTTGACAACACTCTTTAGCGGGATTACTATCTAAAATACCCAGTAAGGAGAAGCTAAAATGGCTGTTATCTACCGCATTACAAACATGATTAACAACAAGTACTACATAGGCAGTGCGGAGTCTTTTGCTCGCCGCGAGTGGCAGCACAGGAACGATTTAAAAAGGGGTGTACATAAGAACCCGCACCTTCAGGCATCTTGGAACAAGTACGGAGAGGATGCGTTTGTTTTTGAGGTGCTTGAAGAAGTTCCCGAAGGTATATCTACTTTTGAACATGAAAATAAGTACCTTCACGAGCATGTTAGCAAGCCCGAGTGCTACAACATAAACACCGATGCTATAGGGATGCGCACAGGAATCCCGCACACGGAAGAGACTAAAGCCCTTTTATCCGCCAAAGTTCAAGCAGCGTTAGCTGAAGGGCGTGGCGGAAAGTTTATTCCGTCGAAGGAAACCCGTGAAAAAATGTCGAAGGCTAGCGAGGGTAACCGTGGCCCCAAGGGGCATATCCGTTCAGAAGAACACCGCCGAAGTCTTTCTATTGCCAATGCGGGCAACCAAAACTGGTTGGGCAAAACGCATACCGAAGAGACTAAAAACAAGCTTCGCAGGGCTGTTTTCGCAAGGCTCCCCGATGGGCAGACACGTATTTTCGCAGGGTTATCCGTTATGCGGGACGAGCTGGGGGTTTCTATCGCTACCACCATCAGAGCCTGCGGGTCAGGAAAGCCGGTAAAATGTGGTGTGTTGGCAGGATGGGTGTTGTCTTATGCGGACGCGGCGCCTAACCAAGGTCCTAGCATATCTGAGGAGTACGCAAGCTACCCCCGTACCCGACAGGCTGCTAAAGCTGCGGGAAGCAAAGAGTATTTTACGGGGATGCCTTGTGTCCGAGGACATATATCCCCCCGGAAAGTCAAAGGCAGTTGCACAGCATGCATGAGGGAGGATTGGAAAACAGAAAACGCAAGGCGGGCATTAAAGGGCGAGACCATTGACACCTCCCCCCAAAAAGCGTAAAAAGTACGTAACCCCGGAACATTTTACGCGCTGCAGACCGACCGGGCGGACTACATGCAGACTGAAGCGCAACACTCGCATGTGAGGATTTCATTATGTCGGCTACTCATTACTCCGGTCCGTTACTCTATTCTGGTGCAAACACAAGCGCGCTCTTCGCTGGTATGACTGACATGCCCATTGGCATCGATCTGTCAGTATTTTCACTGCTTGATGACTTTGTCGGTGTTGCGATAGACACAACAAACAGCTGGACTGTGGTCAAAGACACTGGCGCTGCCGTTGCTATCGTGGCTGACACGGTCGGCGGTGAAGTGGCGCTGACATCTACCGCAACCACTGACAACGATGGCGCTTCTATTCAGGGCAACGAGATCTTTGCCGTGGCGACTGACAAAAACATCTACTTTTCAACACGCCTGAAGTGCAACGACGCTGACCAGACTGACATTTGCGCTGGTTTGACGCTGAACTTTGCAACCAACCCCGAAGCAATGTTGACTGCAACTGACCGCATCGTGTTCCAAGTGGACGACGGCGATGCGTCAATCCTGTGTAAGACTGAGAAGAACGGCACTGAGACTTCCACCGACTCTGGCGTTGACTTGGCCGATGACACCTACGCTGTGCTGTCGTTTAACGTCACTAGCACTGGTAGCGTGACGTTCTTTGTTAACGGGCGAAAAGTTGCGCAGCACACCACCAACATCCCTGATGACGAAAACTTAGCGTTGGCAGCGATGAGCTTGTCTGGTTCAGCCAGCGGCACCCGCGCAACCACGTTAGACTACATCATCGGTGCGCAAACCCGCTAAGGAGTAAGCCATGAGTGACGTCGAAAAGGCTAAAAAACCGGCCAAAAAGACCACCAAGGAACAAACACCTGCGCCTGTTGAGCTGCCTGCTGTGGGCTCAGCTGCGCGAAAAGCGATGATCCTGCAGGGTCTCATTAAGGAGTAAATCGCATGAGCTTTAGCAATATTCAATCGGTCACCAAGACTGCAGATGCCTCTGCGGTCGTTGGGAGGTGCAGATTGGTGGGGGTTTACTTCACCAACACAGGCACTGCAGCTTCCTTTGCGCTTAAAGACGGCACGACTACCGCTGGCACAGCAAAGCTCACGATCTTCACGCCGGCAGCGGCGGGCGGTCAGGATGTGATCATTCCGGATATGGGTATCCTGTTTGAAACAGGCATATTCATTGACGTTGCAAGCGCAGAAGTGTTGAGTGTCACGCTGTTATTTGAAGGCGGAGCGGCTGCCTAATGGCTACCAAGGGCATGGGGATTAAAACCTCCGTGAAATCCGGCAACTTCCGCCCTACTAAAAAAGGGGCGGGAATGACGGAGAAGGGCGTTGCGGCGTACCGCAAGGCCAACCCCGGTAGTAAGCTTAAGACAGCGGTGACGGAAGACAAGCCCACCGGCAAGCGCGCGGAAAGACGAAAGTCCTACTGCGCGAGATCTGCGGGGCAGATGCGTGACTTCCCAGAGGCCGCAAAAAATCCGAACAGTCGGCTGAGACAGGCCAGAAAACGGTGGAAATGCTGATGGCAAAATCAACGGTGAACAAGGCTGGGAACTACACGAAGCCAACGCTTCGCAAGCGGCTGTTTGAAGAGATCAAGGCCGGCGGAAAGGGCGGCAGCCCGGGGCAGTGGTCCGCGCGCAAGGCACAAATGTTGGCTCAAAAATACAAAGCGTCAGGAGGGGGTTATCGTGATTAATCAACAAATGATTGATGGGCACATGCTAGATTGCGCTATTCATGACGAAGGCCCTTGCACCTGTGGCACTGAAGAAGAGCTTGAGGCAATAGCGCGTGAAGAGTCGGGTGAATATCTTTAAATGAAAGCACCCCAAAAATCCTTAAAGGCGTGGGGCGATCAGAAGTGGCGCACCAAGTCTGGTAAGCCCTCGACGCAGGGTCCCAAGGCAACGGGTGAGCGGTACTTGCCTGAGAAGGCGATTGGCGCCTTAAGCAGTGCCGAGTACGCAGCAACATCAAGAAAAAAACGTGCAGATACAGCAAAGGGTGTGCAGTTTAGCAAGCAACCCAAGAAGGTAGCTGCAAAAGTAAAATCGTATCGAAATCGAGGTAAGTAACATGGCCGGACGTGGAATGGGTGCAGCAACAAGAGGCGGCGGAGCCGTTGAGCAAGGTCCAAAAAACAAGATGATCTCTGAGACCAGCAAGAAAACTGGCCCGGTCATGATGGCAAAGGGTGGTCTGGCTGACAAAAAAGGCCGTGCCATGAAGAAGAAAGGCAAAGACGCTATGGGCCGCGCGATGAAAATGCGCAAAGGCGGGATGGCGTGTGAGTAATGGCTACCTCCGGAACAACAGACTTTAACCTACAGATCGACGACCTTATTGAAGAGGCGTTCGAGCGTTGCGGCATGCGGATGACGGCTGGTTATCAGCTATCGTCTGCGCGTCGCTCATTAAACCTGTTGTTTTTGGACTGGGCGAACCGTGGCCTGAACCTGTGGACCATTGAGGAATCAACGATTGCTCTGACGCAGGGCAGCAGGGTGTTGAACCTTCCTCTGGACACGGTCAACGTGTTGTCAGCGGTAATCCGCCAGACCACAACCGGGCAGCAGCAGGATGTGTCGATTGATCGGATCAGCCGGGAGGAGTACTTGGACCTGCCGGACAAGCTGACGCAGGCAAGACCTGCACAGTTCTACGTGGAACGCTCTAACACGCCGCAGGTGTATCTATACCCGGCGGCAGATAAGGTGTACACCTTTGTGTACTACCGGATTCGCCGCATTGAAGATGCTGGCGCTTACGGCAACACGTCGGACGTTAACTTTCGATTCCTCCCCTGTCTGGCCTCGGGTCTCGCTTACATGTTGTCGCTAAAGTACAGCCCGGATCGAACCGGCGCACTGAAGCAGATGTATGAAGAGGACTTCCAGAGAGCGGCGCTGGAGGATAGAGACACGGCGAGCTTCCACATAGTGCCTGATTTCGGGGTGTGAAATGGCGTTTGCAACGGGCAAGTTTTCTTATGCACTCTGCGATAACTGCGGACAGCGATACCCGTACAAGGTTTTAAGGAAAAACTGGCGCGGGTTCATGGTTTGCCCTGACGACTATGAGCCAAAAGAGCCACAATTGCAGCCGTTGCGGTATACTGGCGATGCAATTGCGCTGCGAGATCCGCGCCCTGACAGGGTGGAGCCGCAGGTGATTTTCGTAGGCTTACCGGGTGACGCAGCCTTCCAGAGTATCGGCAGCGCAAATGGCGGCACAAACATGCAGCCTTTCCCTGAGCAGAACGCGGTTCAAGGTGTTGGATCCATTGGCAAAGTGACGATAGTGATAACCTGACATGACATACGACGAGCTGGTCACAAACATTAGGAACTACACCGAGGTGGACGCTAACGTGTTCACCAACGCGGTTATTAACACGTTTATCACAATGGCCGAGAACCGTATTCTTCGGGATATCGATCTTGATGTGTACAAAAAAGAGTCAATAGGCTCCATGACCTCCGGCAATCGATTCCTGACGTCGCCAACAGATATTCTGACGCATCGCTACATGTTCATTACCGTTGGCACGGACAAGGTTTATTTGGATTTTCGCGACACTTCCTTCATGCGTGAGTTTTGGCCGAACCCCTCTTTGACGGGTGTGCCGAAGTACTACGCGGTGTGGGATCAGGATACGTTCAACATTGCGCCAACGCCCAATTCTAATTACGTCGTGGAAATAGGGTACATCTACCGCCCGGCACAGCTGTCGTCTGCCAACCCAACAACGTGGATCAGCACAAACGCCCCCGAGGCGCTGCTGTACGCATGCCTGATTCAGGCATACAGTTACACCAAGGGTCCAGCTGAGATGCTTGGGTACTTTGATAACAGCTACAAGCAGGCCATACAGGGCTTGGGCATTGAGCAGCAGGGTCGCCGACGTCGTGACGAGTTCCGAGACGGCATGATCCGGATACCCATTCGATCAGATTCACCGGGACCATAACGATGTTTAGCTCACTGGGTGGCGGAGAAATAGGCGAGATCAAGGCAACGCTGGTGTCCGGACGGGGCTTTACGCCTGAAGAGCTGGCAGAGCAGGCGCTGAACAAGATTGTGTCGGTGGGCGGCAACTGCCACCCGGTTATCCGAGATCAGGCCGAAGCCTTTAAAAACGAAATTCGTGGGGTGCTGGTGCATTACATGAGACAAGCGGTGAGGTCTAACCACACCACGTTAGCAAATAAATTCCGCGCCGCTGGGCATCCGGAACTTGTAAAATTATTGGAGAGTTAACATGGCTATTACCGTCACTACCGCAATGCCCACCAGCTTTAAAGTTGAGCTGCTCAAGGGTCTTCACGACTTTACCAACGGCGCAGATGTATTCAAGATCGCACTGCTAAAGTCTGCTGCTGCAGGCTCTGGCACGTACGGCGCGGCGAGTACAAACTACTCTAACATTACCGGTAACACCGACGAAGCCAGCGGCACAGGGTACACGGCGGGCGGCAACACGCTCACTAACGTCACTCCTACTGCTGACAGCACTACGGCTATTACGGACTTTGCTGACACCACATGGTCAAGCGCGTCGTTCACAACTTGCGGGGCGATGATTTACAACACCAACAACTCAAACTCTGCGTGTGCGGTGCTGAGTTTTGGCGGCGACCAGACCGTGAGTTCCGGTGATTTCCAGATTCAATTTCCTGCAGCCGCTGCAGCTACTGCAATTATCCGTATTGCGTGAGATAGCTCATGGGCGCGACCACCTACAATAAAGGTTGGGGCGAAGGCGCTTGGGGCTTTAATGGCTTCGGGGGCATCGCTCCTGCCTATGTGGTGGACGGTGTTCAAGGTACTGGTGCAGTTGGTGCCGTTGCGCTTATCTATGACGCCAATATTGGTGTTACAGGCGTAGCGGGTACTGGTTCCGTTGGGGACGTTGTAACTGCAGTAAATGATTCTGTTATCCCCGTAGGTGTTGAAGGTTCAGGTGCCGTTGGAACAGTAAGACCAAAGATTGCTTACGGCGTGTCTGGGGTTCAAGGCGTTGGTGAAATCGGCGGCTTTGAAGTACAGGTTGATGACATTGTCATCCCTGTGGGAGTGCAAGGCACAGGCGCAGTAGGCACCGTAGACCTAGTTATAGCGGCTATCTTTATCCCCGTAGGTGTTGTAGGCACTGGACAGATAGGCAGCGCAGTCCCACGCATTACGTTTGCAGTAACCGGCGTTGACGGGACTGGCGCGGTTGGAGACGTTGTAGACATTGTTGCGCCCCAGTTAATAGGGGTACAGGGCTCAGGCGCTGTCGGTATTGCAACTCCGGCTTACGATACGGACATTGTTGCCGCAAGCGTATCTGGAACGGGCGCGGTAGGCAGTGTAGTATCGCTTGTTAGAAAATCGGTCACGGGTGTGGCCGGCACCGGCAATGTAGGCAGTGTAGTCATATCGGTTGATGACGTAGTTATACCAACCGGCGTTGCTGGAGTTGGCGCGGTCGGCAATGTAAGAATAATTGGTTGGAACATCGTAAACGATGCACAGACGCCGAATTGGAATGAAGTAAATGATGTTCAAACCCCGAATTGGATTGAAGTAGACGACGCTGCGTAGGAGCTGACATGGCAAGTTATTCAAATGATCTACGACTAAAGGAAATCGCCACGGGCGACGAGTCAGGCACATGGGGCACAAGCACCAACACCAACCTCGCCCTGATCGCTGACGCTTTTAGCCTTGGCACCAAGCAGATGGCCGCTGACGCCAACGAGACCTTTACGATGCCGGATGCGTCGGCTGACGGTGTCCGCTCGCTGTACTTGAAGATTACCTCTGCGGTGTCCTTGACTGTAACGCGTACCGTGACACTGGCGCCAAATACGGTGTCCAAGGTCTGGATCATTGAGAACGCTACGAGCGGCAGTCAGTCGATTACGATATCACAAGGCTCAGGTGCTACGGTAACCATTGCGACCGGCACAAAGGCGATGATAGTAACTGACGGTGCGGGTGGAGGCGCGGCAGTTACGCTGGCTAACCCCACGGTGAGTTTGGCTACGGGCGTGACTGGCACATTGCCAATCGCCAACGGCGGTACGGGCACTACGTCTACAACCTTTGCCAACCTGACCACCAATGTTACGGGCACATTGCCAATCGCCAACGGCGGTACGGGCACTACGTCTACAACCTTTGTCAACCTGACCACCAATGTTACGGGTACTCTACCCGTCGGCAACGGCGGCACAGGCGCGACAACGCTGACTCTGAACAACGTAATCTTGGGCAACGGCACATCAGCCCCGCTGTTTGTAGCACCCGGCTCAAACGGTAACGTCCTGACCAGTAACGGCACAACGTGGCAATCAACAACCCCAGCAGCGAGTGGAGCCAGTAAAGGCCAAGCCATCGCTTTCTCGCTAATTTTTGGTTTGTAAGGAGATAGAACGTGGCAAATCCGAATATTGTTAACGTGACCAGTATACTGGGCAACACCAGTACCAATTTAATCAGCTCAACGGCTGACCCGTTTGCGACTGCGCTGGTCAACAACGCGGCATCCAGCGGCAAGGTCTACAAGATCAATTCCATTGTTGCTGCAAACGTCGATGGCACTAACGCGGCGGACATTACAATCAAGATTTTCTCTCAGGACGATCTTGGAGGTACGGGCACTGCGATTGTTTCCACGATCTCTGTCCCTGCTGACGCAACGCTGATCATCACAGACAAGACCACAACCTTCTATCTCTTGGAAGACAAGTCGATTGGTGCAACAGCCAGCGTAGCGAATGACATCGTTGTTACGGTCTCGTGGGAAGAAATTACGTAAGGGGTACCCCATGTCTTTACGACCGCCAGCCGGGTTTATTTCGGCTAATTATGATCCGCTAAAGAACCCGAACGCGCCTACAATTGGCACGGCGAGCGCGGGAAATGCTTCCGCATCAGTTGCTTTTACTGCACCCGCTAACGTGGGTGGTTCGGCTATCACGGCGTACTACGCGGTTTCCAGCCCTGAACGGGTAACGGTCTCAGGTGCATCGTCGCCAATTACTGTAACTGGATTAACGAACGGTACGCCGTACACGTTTTCTGTGTGGGCGCTGAACAGTTATGGCCCCAGCCCTTTTAGCTCGGCTAGTGGCAGTGTAACGCCTGCGGCGGCAAGGGGTTTGTTTGGTGGCGGTTCAGGAGGGGGGCTGTCTAACGTCATAGATTATGTAACCCTCTCAACAACAGGCAACGCTACTGATTTTGGTGACCTTACGCAAAATCGGTATCAACTCGGTGCTTGTTCGTCAAGCAGCAGGGCAGTGTTCGCTACGGGATTAACGTCAATTCCCGGCTACTCTAATGTGATGGATTATGTAACGATTGCTTCTGCAGGAAACGCCGTTGATTTTGGGGATTTCCCTTTCGTTTCTAGCGGAACCGCAGGATGTTCTTCGCAAACGAGAGGTGTTTTTGGTGGTGGACAAGAAGGTGGCGGAGTTTCTAACCCAATCACATATATAACAATAGCGACCACGGGTAATGGACAAGACTTTGGTAACTTAACAGTAGACAGAGAGCTTCCCGGCGCGTGTTCTTCTCCAACGAGAGGTGTTTTTGGTGGAGGGTGGACGGGCAGTGTGGTAAGTAATGTTCTGGACTACATTACGATTGCTTCAACAGGCAGTGCCACTGATTTTGGAGATTTGAGCGTAAGAAGAGTCTACTTGTCAGCATGCTCGTCCGATACAAGGGGTGTTTTTGGGGGTGGGTACAATACAAGTTTCGTGGACATTAATGTTATTGACTATATAACAATAGCGTCTACTGGCAATGCCACTGATTTTGGGGATTTGATAGAAGTTGAATCGGGCAACTCCGCGTGTGCTTCTTTAACGCGAGGCTTGTTTGCAGGCGGCGGCAGCAGCAATATCATTCAGTATGTAACGATTGCCTCTGTTGGCAACGCTACTGATTTTGGAGATTTAACGGCAGCGAGAGAGGGTCTTGCTGGTTGTTCCAGCGCCCACGGAGGACTTGCATAATGCCTAGTTACAGCGGTGTATGGACAATGCCTGCGGTGTATCAGGCCGTGGCGCAGGGGAATTGGACAAATCCGGCCACACCAACGGGAGTATTTGGTGGTGGAATCACTACTACTAATGTAAACATATTGGACTATATTTTAATCCCAACTACAGGTAATGCCACGGATTTTGGTGATTTGATTGCGGCCACTCGGGACTTGGCCGCCTGTTCTTCCTCTACCAGAGGAGTGTGGGGCGGCGGTTTCGGTGCAGATTCCACCAATGTAATTCAGTACGTGACTATCTCCACGGCAGGTAATGCTCTCGATTTCGGAGACTTATTGTCTGCAACTAGAAGGATTGTTGGATGCAGTAGTTCTACAAGGGGCTTGTTTGCAGGAGGCGACACTTCCGGGGGTACCATAAATGTAGTGCAGTACATCACTATTGCGTCTGTTGGTAACGCTACGGATTTTGGAGACTTGTTATCGACAGCTGAGTACATGGGAGCGTGTTCTTCCACTACTAGGGGTGTCTTTGCCAGTGACAGCAACGATTCCAATGTGATTCAGTATGTCACCATTGCTTCAACAGGCAATGCAACTGATTTTGGTGATCTTACTGTAGGAAGACGCGGGCTTGCCGGGTGTTCGTCGTCCACTAGGGGTTTGTTTGGTGGGGGTCAAAGCAATAGTAATGTGATTGACTACATAACAATCGCGTCTGCTGGAAACGCTACTGATTTTGGCGATTTAACAGTGGGGCGAGACTATACATCCGCTTGTTCTTCTACTGTTCGCGGAGTATGGGGAGGGGGGAACACTTCAACAAAGTCTAATGTGATTGATTACGTCACGATTGCTACTACTGGCAACGCAACAAATTTTGGTGATTTAACAGCAGGTAGATACGGTTTAGCAGCTTGCTCCAACGCCCACGGAGGCTTATAGATGGCTATTAAAAACTGGCCCGGCGGCTTCATCAAGCCTATTCCTCCAACGCCTGCTGGCCCTTTCCAAGACGGTGCGGCTTCTGGTGTGTGGACGCTTGAACAAGCAGCTTATTGGCTCAAGCAAGGGCTGTGGCCGATTGCGGGGAATGTTGCGCCAATTGGGTTGTTTGCGGGGGGAAACAATGACGGCGGTTCCCGTGCCAACACTATTTACAGCATAGTGATTTCAACATTGGGTAACGCAACGGATTTTGGCGATTTGACAGTAGCTAGATATGGTGGAGCGGGGTGCTCTTCTTCTGTGCGAGGTGTTTTTGGAGGGGGAGAAGGGGACGGTGTGGTAAACATAATAGACTATGTTGTTTTCCAAACTAGCGGCAATGCGTTAGATTTTGGCGATCTTACATTGGCCCGATATAACATTTCAGCGTGTTCTTCAAGTACGCGTGGTCTTTTTGCTAACGGCCAAGACCCCAGCACAGACACAATATCTTACATAACCATAGCATCTACTGGCAATGCATTAGATTTTGGTGACACGACCATCAGCAATTACGGTCGTGGCGGACTGGCCTCTCAAACAAGGGGTGTTTTTGGCGGCGGTGATTCAACCAATGTTATTGACTACGTAACGATTGCCTCAACTGGCAACGCAACCGATTTTGGGGATTTGACATTAGCGCGAAGTAATATGGCCTCATTTTCTAATTCTACTCGTGGTATTTGGGCTGGCGGGTTTTTGAGTACAAACCGAAATATTATTGATTATGTAACAATTGCCTCCACAGGTAATGCTGTTGATTTTGGGGATACGTTTGTTGTCACCTCTGAAACAGCGGGATGTGCCAGCAGTACGCGTGGAGTTTTTGCGGGGAATAGCAACCGAACCAACGTAATTCAATACATAAGTATTGATACTTTAGGAAATTCAGTGGATTTTGGAGATTTATTGGAGGCCAGAGAATTTGTTTCTTCTTGCTCCAGCGCCCACGGCGGGCTATAAAACAACAACTTTACAAAGGATAATACCTTGAAAGACCTTATTTTAAGTAACATGAATACTGCTCTGACTGTAACCAAGCCAGAGTACAACGTCATGCTGAAAAACATTCAGGACAGAATGCCTGCTGTTACACGCGACACAAGCAACTTCCATAAGTCGCACAGCCAGTTTATGTCAGTAACGTTGGACGTTACAGCGATTACTCCGATCCGTTCAATTAAGCACACCTTGGCCGAGATCGACAGAACAAAATCAGCATTACAAGAAGCCTACATTGGCCTGCGTAAGAAGCAGAACGAGCTGAAAAAGAAAGAGCGTGATCTTGCCCTTTGCACAGACCCGCTGGACATTGAGTTGATGGAAATCGAGATTCTGGAGCTGAACAGCCACCTTGAAGGTACTCAGAACCATGTCAACGGCGCACTACGCAAGATGAACTTTATGGTTAACCAGCACAAGCAGTTGCTGGAAAAAGTAGGGCTGAACGAGATCACTGAAGAAGATTATGAGCGTGAAGAATCCCGCTACCACATTATGACTTGTATGAAGCAAGGGCTTAACGCAGCGCGTAGTCGTAATGGCATGATTGACGAGGGCAACCTGATCTACCTGTTTGACTTAGGTATCAACGCAGCCCAAGCGCAAGCAGAAGTGTATGCGTACCTGAACATGGAAAACCAACTGATCGCTAACGGTCAGGCTCCTACACACGAGATGACCATGCGTTGGCTTGAGGCGTGTGCTGACAAGTGGGCAGATGATCCTGCTACGTTTGCGGCAAGGCGCGGGTTCTCGGTGTTTGACCCTACGTCATTGACTAATGTGTTGCTTGAAGACAAGAGCGCGGAGGACTGATGCACCTTGTCATTGGAACACCATGTTACGGCGGCATGATGTGTACCGAGTACACGCAGTCGCTCTTGGCTTTAAAAGAAGCCTGTATTCAGTACGGGATCAAGATGACTTGTATCTTTCTCGGCAATGAGTCTTTGATCCAGAGGGGGCGCAACACCATCGCGCACCACTTCATGTCCATGCCAGACGCAACGCATCTGATGTTTATTGACGCAGATCAGAAGTTTGTTGCAAACGACATAGCCAAGATGTTGAAGGCAGAGAAAGGAATCATTGGTGGCCCTGTTCCAATGAAGGGCATCAACTGGGATCGAGTGCGAAAAGGCGTAAAGGACAACTACATAAATCTGTCAAAGCTTACTGGGATATTTAACCTCAACGAGCTGCCGGGTCATAAAATGACCGATGCCAACAAGCCGTTCCAAGTAAAACACATTGGCACTGGATTTATGCTGATACGCAGAGACGTTTTTGAGATAATAAAGCCTCATGTGGGTTGGTACACCAATAGCGGGAATACCACACTGCCCGGTGAAAAGGTGTACGACTATTTTAAGGTTCAGAACGTAGACCACGAGCTGTTATCAGAGGACTACAACTTCTGCCATCTTTATAGAAAACACGGGGGTTCCGTATGGGCAGCTCCGTGGTGTGAACTGGGACATTTTGGGGCATATTTATTTTCTGGGCAGTACGCCCAAGGAGTCGAACATGGCGCATCAAGCGATGAAGTACCGATTGAATCAAAACGGAACAGTGCCTGAGTTTCTTTGCCTTGAGTCAACCGGGGTAGGCGGTGTTTTTGTGGTTGGTGATCCAACAACTCCCTCCCCCCGCGACATGGTAATGGTGGGCATTTCTTGCGACAACGCAACGGGTGATTTTGAAGTGTTTGCTTCACAGTCAGACCTGCAAACCTACCTTGCAACTGTAGGCGCAAACTGGACTCAACCCGATCCATCACAGCCCAACAACCCTGATGCCACAATACCCTTTGACCCCACTGCCGCAGCTAGTTGGGTATGGGGCCGCCTTGAAGCCTTGAATGCAGCTTAAGGAGTGAATCGTGGACATAGACGAACTCGCGTTACGCAAGATTATCCGGGAGGAGATGAAGCTGGCTCTCAAAGAAGTCGGTTTGCACGACGAAGAGGCCGGTGACGATGTCCGTGATCTGCGTAGTCTGATTACCGATTGGCGCGGCATCAAGAAAACTGTCCTGAACACGCTGGCGAAAGCTGGCACGTTGTTCGTCCTTGGCCTGCTGATGCTCGGTGCATGGGGCAAATTTAACGGTGGCGGTAGCGAGTAATGCTTGATCCGGTTTCTGCTTTAGCCATAGCCACATCTGCCTACAAAGTCATTAAACGTGGCATTGAGATGGGCCGTGAGCTGGAAGATATGGGCGGTCAGTTGGGCACGTGGTTTAAGGCTGTGTCCGATGTTAAGAACGCGGAAGAGGAAGCCAAAGACCCGCCGCTTTTTAAGAAGCTCATCTTCAGCGGCAGCGTTGAACAAGAAGCGATGCAAGCCCTGATAGCCCGCAAGAAGATCGAACAACAGGAAAAAGAGCTGCGCGAGTTGATTGTCTGGCGATGGGGCGTTGAGGAGTACACGGCAATGATGCGTGACCGCGCCAAGATTAAAGACACGCGGGAAAGAGCGACGCTCAACCAGCGGCGCAAGATGCGTAAGTTCATTGCAAACACACTGACCATTACTGCGATTCTTGGCCTCGTTGGGGCAATAGTGGCTTTTGGTATCGGCATAATTCTAAATCTGGGGTAAATAGATGAACGAAGGTGACATCAAAGGCAAATTGACATTCGCCGTAACGCTGATGGTTTCCGCCACGCTGTGTGTCTCTGTCCTAGTCATGATTATTGCGCTAGTGGTCGGCTTGTGGTTTGAAAATATCGACAATGCTGAAGTATTTAAACTGATCTCCCCTGCTTTCCAAACAATTATCGGGGGCTTCATTGGCCTTCTTGCTGGGGTAAAACTTAGCAATGCCGATGCTGAACCCCCTTGCCGAGGTAACAAATCATGTTAAGTTTAATATCAAGTTTGATGGGTTTTGCTGCCGGTGGTTTGCCGAAGGTACTGGATTTTGTGCAAGATCGTGGCGACAAGAAGCACGAACTGGCTCTGATGGCGGCTAACCGTGAGCGTGAGATTGCTCTGGCAAAAGAAGGTTTTATTGCCCAAGCTCGCGTCGAAGAGATTAAGACCGATCAAATTGCAATGCAGACACAGGCGCAGGAAAAGCTCGCGATGTGGAAGCACGACATGAAGATCGGTGAGGGCGCCAGCACGTGGGTAATTAACCTGCGAGCCTCTGTGCGACCCGTCGTCACGTACCTGTTTGTAGGTCTCTTGATCGTGGTGGACGTTGCCGGCATCTGGTACGCCTACTCAACGGGTGTGGCGTTTTCTGTAGCGATGGACATGGTTTTCTCCGATGACGAGATGGCGATCCTTGCTGCCATCATCAGTTTTTGGTTCGGGTCGCAGGCTTTCAGTAAGAAATGAGTACATCTGAGGCGGGGATACAGTTGATAAAATCCTTCGAGGGTTGTCACGCCATGCCGTACAAGTGCCCCGCGACGTTGTGGACGATTGCCTACGGCCACGTGCTGTACCCTGACCAAGCGCGGTTGAAGAACGACGAGAGAGCCAACTACCCGCTCAAAACTGAGCACAATAGGACGTTTTCCGGTGATGAGATTGATACGTTGCTTGAGAAAGATTTACAACGCTTTGAGGCAGGGGTACTACGACTATGTCCTGCTGCTGCTGATAATCAGTGCCATCTTGACGCGCTGGTCAGCTTTGCGTTCAATGTGGGGTTAGGGAACTTGCAGTCATCAACGCTGCGAATGAAGTACAATCGTGGCGACTACGATGGCGCAGCAGATGAGTTCCTGAAATGGAACAAGGCCGGCGGCAAGGTGCTGAACGGTCTAGTCAGACGTAGAGAGGCCGAACGAGCTTTATTTTTGTCTGGGGGCTAGATGTATCTTATAAGCAACATTCCGTACTTTAAGTGTTGGGTACGCAAAGAATTTACCAACGGCCATCAGGGCTATCACGGCGAGTACGTCCATGCGCTGGCAGTTGCTGTTACCACGATGCCTGACAGGTGTCTGTCTTTTCAGTTGATCTTTACAGGGTGCGAAGCAGACGATGGTAGCCAGCCCAACGTGCACGGCGGGGCGATGTGGGCACGTATGCCGATCACTGCGCTGGTTGGGGATATACCGCTGGAAGAGTGGCCGGAGCGCATGGAAACGCACTTTGTGCAGCCTTGGGATTGCAGTTCCTACCACCACAGCATTATCTCCATCGACCGGGCTAAACCGTCCCAGTGGATGTGCAAGATCAACAACGAGTTCTTCAAGGGTCGTTATTTGTTTACCGTTGACTACGCCGAGAGCGAGGTCTCCGAGGACCCTGCACAGCACAAGCAGACCCATGTGCTGATCTTAACTGATGCTGGTAAATGGACGGGTAACATCGTAGCATTGCCTAACAACAGAGTCCGTGTCACTAGCCCCGCGTATTGGGTAACAGGTGAAGGCGCACCGGACTTTAAACCGAGTCAGTGGATACACTGCGCAGAGCAAGACGATTCGTATCTGGACCCCAATGTAACTTTTAACAATCTGTACGCGGAGAAAGAAAATGATGAAAGCTAAAGGTATGGCCGCTGGTGGTATGACCGCTAAGGGCATGAAGGCGGGCGGCGCAATGAAGATGGTTGAAAAGGACGGCAAGAAAGTCCCAGCATTCGCAGCAGATGGCAAGGGCAAGATGGCCGAAGGCGGCATGATGAAGAAAGGCTACGCAGCTGGTGGCATGGCTACCAAGGGCGGCGCTGCGGGCGGCAAGTCAAAAGTTCGTGGCGCTGGTGTGGCTATCAAGGGCACACGTCCTGCAAAAATGATGTAATTAGGGCTGTGTAATGGCGTACTTTAGACTGACCCTTGCTCCCGGCATCGATAAACAGAACACCGAATACGGTGCCGAGGGCGGCTGGACAAACTGCGATAACGTGCGGTTTCGCTATGGCCTGCCCGAGAAAATAGGGGGTTGGAACTACTTTACGGGGGAGGCCGTCTATCTGGTTGGTAGCGGGAGTGACCTTTTCTCGTGGAACTCCCTGATCGGCATTCCATTCTTGGCCCTCGGTACTTCTAAAAAAATCTACGTCAGCTCGGGCGGTGCGTGGTACGACATTACCCCGCTGAGAAGCACAACCGGGGCAGGCGATGTCACGTTTGCTGCGGCCACTGGATCGACAACGCTCACGGTTACCGACACTAACCACGGCGCTGACGAGGGGGACTTTGTTACCTTCTCGGGCGCGGTAAGCTTGGGCGGCGTTATTACAGCGGCTATTCTTAATTCAGAATACCAAATCACCACGGTCATCAACTCCTCAACGTACACCATCACCGCGCCCGTGGCTGCCAACTCCAGTGACAGTGGGGACGGCGGCGCGTCAGTGGTGGGCGCATACCAGATCAGCACAGGCTCCGATGTGAGCTTTTTTGACTTCGGGTTTGGCACTGGATCGTGGGGCGTTGGAACGTGGGGCACTCCCCGTACCGTGAGCGAAGTGACGACATTGTCCTCGCGAGTATGGAAGTTCGACAACTTCGGCGAAACGCTTGTTATGCAGCTTGTGAACCGGCAGGTGTTTAAGTGGAACCCAACGACCGACGGTGTTGGGACCAGAGCCTCGATTGTTTCGGGTGCGCCTACCGCAAACGCCTACATGCTGATATCGAGCCCGGACAGGCACATGGTCGTCTTTGGCACCGAGACCACCATCGGCGATCCCAGCACACAAGATCCGATGTTCGTGCGGTTCTCGAATCAGGAGGACATTAACACCTTTGCGGAGTCGGCCACCAACACGGCAGGCGGTCAGCGGCTGTCAGACGGCAGTGCAATCGTCTCTGCAGTGCGCTCGCGCGGGCAGATACTGATCTTTACCGACACCTCTTTGCATGGCATGCAGTACATCGGACCACCCTACACTTTCGGGTTCCAGCAGCTGGCGGCTAACTGCGGATGTATTGGCCCACACGCAGCGGTGGACGTTAACGGTTTGGCGTTCTGGATGGGCAAAGAAGCGTTTTACGTGTTCGACGGTACAGTCAAAAAGCTTCCTTGCAGTGTGCAGGACTACGTGTTTAACGACATAAATCTCGTGCAGGACACCAAGGTCTTTGCTGCGCTGAACACGGACTTTAACGAGGTCACCTTCTTCTACTGCAGCTTCACCAGCGACTTTATCGACCGCGCAGTGACGCTGAACTACCTTGAAAACGTCTGGTCCATCGGCACTCTGGCCCGCACGGCGTGGCAGGATGTGGGCAGCTTTGAGAAGCCTGTGGGTGCGGAGTTCCTGCCCAACAGCACTGAGCCCACGCTGAACACTATTTATGGCCTGTCCCCGGGCCGCTCAGTGGTGTACAACCACGAGGATGGGGTAAACGCTGCCGGCCAACCGCTGCCCGCGTTCCTCGAATCTGGGTACTTTGACATCGGTGATGGCGACAACATGCTCTTGATGAGCCGGTTCATTCCTGACTTTAAGAACCAGCTGGGCAACATCACTGTGAACTTGTTCCTGCGACCCTATCCTCAAGCCACAGCCAGCCCAAGCTCGCTGGACCCGTATGTGATCACGCCAACCACACAGAAGGTGGACACCCGTGCCCGTGGTCGGCAAATCGCGCTTCGCATGACCAGCACGGCAATTGATACGTCGTGGCGGTTCGGCACGATGCGTGTTGACATCCAGCCGGACGGCTTGCGATGAGTAAGATTCAGAACGTCCGTCTGCCCAACGCGGTCAGCGGCGACTACAGCCCGGAGCAGTTTAACCAGCTGGTGCGCTCGTTGGAGCAGGTTATTCTGCAGCTTAACTCCAGCTACACGCCCATCGTCAGCCAAGACACTGCTGGTGCGGCAACGTGGATGAGCGCGGGCAGCGGAGCGGGCGGCGGTTTTGCCGGTGGAATACGCGGGTTCCAGATATCCAACGGCATGATGCAGCCTCACGCGATGCTGCTGTCGGACGTTGATCAGGAAAGCGATGGCATCACCAGCGAGAACCTGCTCACCTATAACACGGTCGCGCTGACCAACGGCATTCGTGTGGTGGACAACAGCAAGATATACGTACCCTGCAGTGGGCAGTATCTGGTGACCTTCACACTGCAGATGACCAACCGCAGTAACTCTGCAGCAGAGCTTGAGATTTGGGCCAAGGACACTGGGGTAAACTACCCACTCAGTAATACCAGATTTGATATACCGGCAAGAAAAAGCGGCTCCATCTGGGCGCACATCGTTCCGGCAATTACGGGGATTTTCACGGTCACCGACCCTGCAGTGAACTATCTGGAAATCGCGTGGTGGTCTGACAACGCAGACGTGTATATTGAGCACTACGCTGCCGGCACAAGCCCCACACGGCCAGCGATACCGTCTGTGATCCTCACCATCAACTTTGTGTCAGCCGGGTAATCAGCATGTCTAACAAATACTTTAGAAAACCGCTTATACCGGATGCAACGACAGAGACGACCATTTACACGGTGCCGGCTGCCAACACGGCAGTGCTGTCGTCGCTGCGAGTGACCAACGGGAACGCTTCGGTGGCGGCGATTTCAGTCAACCTGTACCCGGCTGGAGGCGCCACGGCACACCGGCTCCTGAAGACCTATCAGCTGCCCACGAATCAGACGATGGACGTCTTTAGCGGCGTTCCCTGTATCTTAGAAGCTACAGACGTGCTCAAGGTGCTATCGAGCGTGGCAACCGTGACGTTTGTGCTGTCCTATTTAGAGACGGATCGGTCTTAACAGTAGACAACGAAGGCATCTTCGTTGATAATTTTAGGTATTTTCGCGACCCTCCCCGGCGCGCAGCCCCGTGTGGCTTTTAACTTCTAAAGGAAAAAGACATGGTTAATGCTATGCCGGGAATGGCGCAACTCCCTCCCCAAGCCGCCGCTCAAGATTCAATGTCACCGGACAATCTCGCTGCTTTCGAGCAACTGCGGCAGGAGATGCCTCCGTCCGAGTTCACGGCGGACATCCTTGACAGTGCACAGGAAGCCGACCCAGTAGCCGTTGCTGAGTTCAGAGCAGAACTGCAGGATCTGGCGTTGCCGCCCGAAGTGCTGGATGTGCTCAATCAGATGTTGGACGAGGTCTTGGCAGCGCCGGATCAGTACCCGCAGATACGTGCCAAGTACCTTGCGCAGGACATCCCAGAGGACCTGTTGCCACCGGCCTTTGACCCAGAGTTCTTTGGTGCGCTTAACCTCGCTGTTGACCAAATACGCGCCACAACCAATATGCCTATGCCCCCGCAGGGCTTTGCTCGTGGCGGTATCGCGTCACTGAACCCACTCGCAGCAGCAATGGCGCAGCAAGGTCGTTACGGCGACACGATGCTGGCGCACATCTCTCCGCGCGAAGCAGCAATGCTTAAGGACATGGGCGGCAGCGGCACGATTAACCCAATGACCGGCATGCCTGAGTTCTTCATCAAGAAAATCTTTAAAGGTGCCAAAAAGGCGTTAAAAAAGGTTGGTCAGGCGGTCAAGAAATTCGCAAGCTCAAGTGTGGGTAAAATCGTAACAACGATGGCGCTGGCCTTTTTCCTCGGACCGGCGGCTGCCACGGCTATGGGCATAAGCTCCACGGCTGGCGTTGCGGCGGTGTCTGGCTTTGTCGGATCAGCAGGCTCTACTGCACTGGGCGGCGGCAGCCTGAAAGAGTCACTCAAGGCGGGTGCGCTTGGCGGTCTTACTGCAGGTGCAGGTGCTGGCGTGATGGGTGGAGCACAGGCGTTTCAGGCCGGCAGCTACACCGGACCTACTAGCATTGGCGGACAGTTCACCAAGGCCAAGGAGTTCTTCACGGGTGCGCCAGCAGAAGCTGCAGCGGGGCCAGAGATTGCTTCCCAGCAGCCTTTGCGTCCTATGGAGCCCCCTGCTCCAACGGGAGAACCGTTGCCGTTGCAATCAATAAGCCCTACGCAGTCTGCGGCCATGCCATCTGGCGGTATTGGCAGTCTGCAGGGTGGTTTTAATTACGATGTGCCCGACATATCAAACATGCCCGGTAGCGGCATTGGTGGCTTTAAGTCTGGGTACAACATACCCTCGCTTGAAGGCATGCCAAAAGCCCCGCTCACAGACGCACAAAAGTTAGGAAGCCTTATTGGAAAACCAGAGGCTCGATTTGGCCCTCCGGTGCAGCCAGACAGAAGCCTTGTTCAACAAGGCTTGGACAAAGTGTTGCCCAATCGAATTAAAGCGGCTGGAGAAGCTGCTGCAGAAACAGCAGAAGCAGAGGCTATTGCTGCCATGCGGCAAGAGTTTCCCAATGCAACTGCAAGTGAACTGATAGCAGAGGGTCGTAGAGCATATCAAGCTGCAATGCCCGGCATGATTAGCCAATACGCCCCCCTCGCCGCCACCGGCCTCGGTATCATGGCTCTCACGGGTGGCTTTAAAGAGGAAGAGGTTGCGCCTCCCGAGGGCTTTGAAGACTTTATGTCAGGCATAAGCCCCGGAGAGCGGTATCTGGAGCAGAATCCAGACCAGAGGATACGCTACGGCGGGGTTAACACAACATCCACCACGCCACAGTTTAACCCGTACAGCTACACTCCACCTCCGCGAGCCGCTGCCAAGGGCGGCAGCATGGACAAGGGGTTTCCGCGTAAGACGGGTCCGATCAACGGCCCCGGCACTGGCACATCCGACGATATCCCTGCCATGTTGTCCGACGGCGAGTTCGTTTTCACGGCCAAGGCCGTGCGCAACATGGGCGACGGATCACGGCGCAAGGGCGCTCAACGAATGTACGCGTTAATGCGCAAACTAGAGGGCCGTAAAAATGGCTGATACATCCTATGTAACGCAGTACCAACGGGAAGCGCCCGGAATAGAGGGCCGCAAGATCGACCTGATGGACGAGGCAAAACGTCTGTATGGGCAGTCCTTTAGCTTACCTGCCATCGAAGCAGCCGGGCTGTCACTTGGTGAGCAGCAGGCGATGGATCTGGCGCGTCAGGGTATCGGCGCATACGAGCCCTTCCTCCAAGGCGGCTCTCAGGCCATTACCCAAGGCATGGATCTGACACAGCGTGGCGCGTTAGCTGCTGGCGCCGTACAGACAGGCCCCATGTTCCAGAAGGCTCAGGATGTGCTGGGCTACGGCGTTAACACTCTCGCCCCGATGGCACAGTACGAAAGTCTTGCCGGTTCTGGTCTTCAGGATATTGGTGCAGGTATTGGTCGAACCATTCGTGCGGGTGACCTTGCTGGCGGCTTTATGCAAGCGGATCTACGTCCTGCCACGGGCAGCATTCAGGCGGCACAACTGGCGGCCACCGCTGCTACGCCCTCTGATTTCACCACCAGCGCACGTATTCTTGGCGGTGGTATGCGTGGCGCTGAAGGCGCTACGGGCACTGCTATAAATGCTGCACAGCAAGCCGCGCAGCAGTACGGCGCTGCATCGGGTGTCTTGGGTGCTGGAATTGGTTCGCTGCTCGGTGCAGCGCAGTCCTATGACCCACGCTCCGCTCAGTCATTCATGAACCCGTATCAGCAGGAAGTTACGCAGCAGGCGCTCAAAGAGATGCGTCGGCAGGCAGACATTGCCCGTCAGGGTCAGGCTGCTCAGGCCGTGGGCGCCGGAGCTTTTGGCGGTACTCGTGAGGGCGTTCAGCGCGCGGAGTTTGAGCGCAACGTGCAGGACCAGATGCAGCAACGCATCATGCAAGACTACGCCCAGAACTTCGCTCAAGCACAACAGGCGTCGATGCAGGGCTTTGAGTCCCAGCAGCAGCGTCAGTTGGGTCAAGCACAGGGTCTGCAGCAGGCGGCTGGACAAAGCGGTCAGCTCACAGGGCAGCAGGCGCAGTTGGCGCTGCAGGTTGCAGCACAGCAGTTTCAGCAGGCAGGCTACGACGCCAACACGGCCATGCAATTGGCGCAGCTGCAGCAAACTCAACAGGGTCAGGCGCTGCAACAGTCAGGCGCACTGCAGGGCATTGGCTCCTTGCAAGGTCAGCAGGCCATGCAGCAGGCGCAGCTGGGTCAGTCAGGCGCGGGTCTTGTCGGCCAGTTGGGCGCACAACAGGCGCAGCTGGGGCTGTTGCCCGGGCAGATTGCTCAGACGCAGTCCGGCATTGCAGCCCAAAGAGCCGGCCTGTACGGTCAGCTTGGGCAGGGCATTGGCGCGTTGACCGCGCAGCAGGCTGGTGTAGATCTGTCCAAAGCACAAACCCTCGGCTCACTGGGAACCCAGATGGGCACACTCGGTACGCAGATGGGCGCGATGGGTGAAGCAACTCAGCAGCTTGGTGCAGCCGATGTCGGTATGCTGGGTCAGGTTGGCCTGTTGGAGCGTCAGAACGAACAGGCGCAGCTGGATGCCATTCGTGGCACAACGATGCAGGAGCTAATGGACCCCTATCAGCGACTGGGCTTCATGAGCGATATTTACCGGGGTGCTCCTACAACCCAGATGGCGATGACGGCTCAGACGGCTCCCTCTGCCAGCCCACTGCAGACCGCAGCAGGCTTAGGCATTGCGGGCTTGTCTACCGCTGCCGCCGGCAAAACAGCAGGACTCTTTTAGGTGAAAAACATGGCTAAGA